CTTCTTCCGCAGCGTACCACGCCAGCAGGTTCCTGAACTGCAGGTCTGATGCCACGCCATCAGCACCATTAAAAGTGCTTATGAAATGGAGAATAGAATTTGAACAGTCAGAGTACGAGTCCCACAACATGTCCCAGATCTCCTCTTGGTACTTTTCATAAAAGGCATTCGTGTCTGCATAGTAAATGAGCTCGGGGATCGTGCCCCCCTGGCATCCGTTCAGGACAACGTCAGAGATGGTACTCTCATCCAGGTTGCTTGTGATCCATTCTTTAATGGAGTCTTGTTTAAACTCAACTGGCATGATGGACCTCCTCTCTCCAGCTCACAAACCAGGGACAACGATCCCAGCCGTGTTGAAATAATAGTCTGTATTCGATGTGCTTGAAATGGTAATTCATTTTTCTTGCCTCCAGTTTCTAATTGCTTTTAGTAAAAGTTGATTGTCTTTGATTAATCCTTCATCAGCATAGTTTCTACAATTAAGAATCAACCACACCCTAATATTATAAATGATTTGTTCATCTGACATTTTCTTCCTCCTCATATTCATCCTTTATGATTTGATCAATGTATGCGTGTTCAATGATCCACTCTCTGCAGAACTCTGGATCTATGTCCAGTCTGTCTTTGGTTGCTTTGTCAATGTAAACCGATCCAAAGTCTACAACATAATCATTGGGGATCGTGTCCTCTTTTGCTTGATCATACATATTAGTGCTCATGTTCCCTCCTTTGTTTGCGATTCAGGATCTCGAGTCATTACGGCAACTACCTGAACCTAAACTTGGTCGGTGCGTGTTCGTCTGTTCGCTACTTATCCTTTTTCCTTTATCGCTTCCAAGTTCTATTAATATATATAGTCCTAATTAGTTAGGATGTCAAGAGGTAAAAGAAAACTTTTTTAAAGTCCTGCTGTCCAGAAACCCAGCTCCCTGGGATGCCAGCTCCTGTATATAATAGTAATACTAAGAGGTCATTGGGTAATGGGTAATGGACAATGGAAAAAGGGTGGTGAGCCGAGGACTTCGACTCACCGTTTTGTTTAATGTTTGGCTAACTAAACAAAGAAGGAAGAACTTAGGAGTAGCAGAATGTACTCCTGCTGTCAACCATCACAGCCTGGGGGACTGGCTGCACGGTTTTTTTATTAAGAGGTAATGGTGGTGGGCCGTGGGAATGGAGACTAATGGAGCTTCGTGCTTGAACTACCATCAGGAGTCCAGCAACCCAGTAAGTGCATCAGGAGATCCCAGCTCTGGGACCTGGAACCGGGGGCGATGGAACAAAGGACGGGTTTATCGTTAATGGATAATGGATCACGGACAATGGAGCCTGAGAATAATTTAAGGGTCTTCGAAAGAGGGTCTCTGGCAAGTACGAACACAGGACAGCCAGCAGAATAATGCCTGTGGATCCACGCAATTTGATGTGCTGAGAAGTTAAGTTTATTATTGGTTATTATCTTCAACTCTAACCAAAAGCCTCGTTTGTAAAAGCCAAACAGATCAGGAATACCCAAACCTGTAGAGCTTTCAATTCTAGTCCAAATTATTGATTTAGTATTATTTTTTAACTGTTTCCAGAGGTTTTTCTCTTCTGCCATGTTTAATTATCCAGCACCTTTCTTCTTCAAGATCAACCATCAATAACTCAACCCTAAGTTTCTTCTGTAATGCAGTTAATACTCGGTTGATTGGTTTACCTTTTTTGTTTCCTTTTGCATACTTCAAAGCCGTTTTAACGTCATACAAATGGACTTTTCCACGCTTATCAATAGACACAATATCGACACAACCAGTGTCATGAATCGTCTTGAAGACTAGATTCCCCTTCTTCAATAAGTAAGTCATCGCCAGACTCTCCGACAGATGACCCTTCAGATGTGTCTTGGTCAATAATTTCATACTCTCCAGGAATGGATAGTTTTTTTCTAAGTTCAACTAGTTTCTCCTCTACTTCTCCAACAGACATTGAATCAATCGTGCCATGCATGATTTCTTTCTTGTCAACATAAAGTCCAGCTACCATGCCTCGATATTTCTCAGCAGCAATAGCTCCAGTGTAATTACCAGCAGCCTCCGCCGAGTCTCTCAACTCAGCTAGTTTTTGTACATGAGATTTGTAGGAAATGGAGTATCTCCTAGCCAACTCAGCTCTTCTACGTTCTATTTCCTCGACTACACGAGGATAGTATTTAGGGTTTTGTAATTGACTTGCATTGACAGTAGCCCCACTTTCAGCGTATCCAGCGTCCAAAGCACACTGTTTTGCACTCTGAATATGCCCTTTTTCGATGAAAATATCGACAAATTTCATCTGTTTTGGGGTCAAATCGAGTGTTTTTTCCTGTTTTTTTGACATCGTTTTTTCCATTTTTTAACTTGAGACCCTCCAAAAAACCTTATTTATCAACAAACTGTGTAAACGAAGAGCCAACCGTTTACAACGAGATGACAACTTATTTACAGAGGGAACCCGCGATATATATATGTTTTTACTATATTGTAAATATGTAAACCGATTTCGCTGATTTTTTACAAGTTTAGATTTAATTTCTGTAGAATAATATATATAGTGATTTACATGAAATTGGTAAGGATTGACTGGGATGATACTATTGAACATCAGACTGGTTGGTACGAACAAGAAGACATCAAAGACCTTGAACCGCCGCCCCTTGTTTGGAGTTTTGGGTTAATTTTAAAAGAAGAAGAAGATTCTGTCACTGTTGTTGCGGATTGGATTCCGTCATCTAAAACTTTTGGTCGGGGGACCACGGTCCCTAGAGGAATGATCAAGAAGATTACAGAAATAGCCGAAGTTGATATGTCAAACATCAATTCAAAGTAGCAATTCCACCCATAGCAAATTTTTGCCCAGTAGCCATTTCAAAAGCTTGTTGGTAAGGTATTCCTTTTTGCATGAACTCTCCATATCTTCGTTGTGCCTCAGGTCCTGCGGATTGTAATCTTCCTGCAATATCACCTGGATTAAAAACTTTCGATAAATAGTCTTTAACTCCACTTCCCATATTATTAGTTATAGGTGTATCAGTCATAGGCATAGGTACAGTAGCAGTTGTACCTGTAGAAAAGGGTGAGCCTGTAGCTGCCTCAAAAGCTTGTTGATAGGTCATTCCTTGTTGCAACATTTGTCCATATTTTCGTTGTGCTTCAGGTCCCGCAGCTTGTAGTCTTCCTGCGATGTCTCCTGGGTTAAAAACTTTACCCATAAAATTTGTACCTTGTGCGAATTTATCTTTTAGACCACCTAATACTTTACCCATGGTTCCACCGCCCAAGATAAAATCGGCGCCCGCTCCCATCATACTTCCAATACCGCGACCCATGTCACCCACAAGTTGTCCTAGTGTCGGAGCTTGTGCTGTGAGTTCAGGTTGCATCATTGATAAGATAGTTCGACCTTGTGCATCTTTCATAGGAACATCAGCACCAGACATTTGTAAACGCATGATACCATCAGGGCCCATCACTTCTTTGCCACCAACGGATTGTCCTGCGAAATACTGTTTTGATTTGTCTAAATATTTTTGATAGTCCAAACCTCTTGGATATTTTTGCTGAAGGTTTCCAGCCATTTCAATAAACTTATCTTTTCCACCAGCTTGATTAAACATGATGTTCTGATCTTTTTGACTGTAGTTTTGAAAAGAATCACCACCCGGTGTATAACCTGAACCTGGACCTGTTGGTCTAGACGAAGGTTTACTATAACCACTAAATGCAGGGGAAGATGTCCCTGGTCTGTTAATACCTGTAGGTGCTCTACTTCGGGGTCTGTTACGAATGCTTGGAGGGGCCATTACTTAGCCCTTGTACCTGTTGCACGTCTTTGTCTAAAACCAACTGGTTGCTTAGCAGATTTTCTTCTTCTCATCGGAGTGACAATATTAGGCTTGGAACGATCACGTGGTGTAGCTTTAGGATTAGGTACTTTTCTATCCTTCATTTTTTTAATCATTTCAGGAGTCAGGGGTAAAGGTCTTGCTTGCATTGGACCTTTATCTTTGGTTAGTCTAGGATTACCCGTTTGAAACTCTCTAGGTTTTTTCTTCATATATTTTTCAATATCTTCTTTTGTGATACGACCATCGGTTTTAATTCTTCGAGGTCCTGTTTGTAATGCTTTTGGAGGGATACTCATCATTCCCTCTTTTAATTTTCTAACTGCTTTGCGAATAGGCTTTGTCGCCATTTTTACTCTTCTGCTTCTTGGTTTCATTCCTTGTGGCATAATAAACTCCTTGGTCCGTGGTTCGTAGTCTTTGTACAACTAAGAACATAACAAAAAATAAAGTCAAGAGCAAAGATTTATTGACTTTTAAAATCGGAGTTTGATACAGTAATAGGTACGCACTAACGCATATAAGGGAGGTTTATCATGCAAGAATTAGAAAAGAAATTAGAAGAAGCGTACATAGTCATTGCTCTGTTACAGGCGCAAATATCAGAAAAGAAATAAGACTATGTGGTGGTCGGTGAGCCTTGATTCAAGGCTCCAGAACCCCTAGTTACAATCTTATGCCACTGATCGTGGGTAAATTCCTCACTCGTCCCGTCCCGATATAATACACGATACATCAAGTATTCCTGCATCTCTGGTGGATTAGACACTTTCGTGAAGATTTCTACATTAGTTACAATATCTTTGATCATCTTGGGAAAGATAACACATTTCCGTCCTTGAGTTTACTTAATTTTTGTACAATTAAACGGCGTGTTGCTTCCTGTAAATCCTTGGTATCCCCCACTAATTCGTGGTCCCAAAGATCGGCACAGGCCCGAAGTGCTTCTACTTTATGTTTTTTATTCTTAAAGTAGTCTTTATCATGATCAATAAGATCAAGCACCATACGCCTAGAGATTAGGGACTCTAGGTCTTCTGTCATCATGTTTATATTCATGAGACAATTCTAATGATTCCTTCGGGTTTGTAAAATAACTTTTACCCATTAGTTT